GCAGTCGATATCAACTCGCTCTATCCCTCGGTTATTCGTGCCCTCAACATGGCAGGAGAAACCATCGTTGCTCAGGTCAGACAAACACTAACTGAACAGTATATGAAAGACAAGGGTCATAACCTGGCTCAAGGAAAGAAATACTATAAAGATGGTGATGACGATGTTACTGGTGCTATTTTGTGGGAGAACCTATTTGGTGCACTAGAATATACTGCTATTATGAATCAAGAACGTGGCACTATGCTTACAGTAGATTACGAAGATGGTCGTAGTGTAGAAATGTCAGCCGCAGAAGTTTGGAAAATGGTCTTTGATAGTCATAAGCCTTGGATGTTATCAGCTAATGGTACAATCTTTACTTATGAAAAAGAAGGTGTAGTGCCTGGTCTACTCACCCGTTGGTATACAGAACGTAAAGCAATTCAGAAACAAGCCAAAGAAGCATATGGTACTGATATGTTTGACTACTATGATAAGCGTCAGCTTGTTCGTAAAATTTTGCTTAACTCAGCATATGGTGCATTGTTGAACGAACATTGTCGTTTTTATGATAAGCGTGTTGGTCAATCTGTTACATTATCCGGTCGTCAAATCGTTAAACATATGATGAGTACAATTAATGAATCAGTTGAAGGTGTCTATTCGCACGAAGGCAATGCTATTGTATATGGTGATACTGACAGTTGTTACTTTACTGCTTACTCTACGCTAAAGCCACAGATTGAATCAGGTGAAGTAAAGTGGGATAAAGAACTTTGTATTGGCTTATATGATGGTATTGCTGATGAGGCTAATAACAGTTTCCCTGCATTCATGGAACGTGCATTTCACGCACCTAGAAAGAACGGGGAAATCATTAAAGCTGGTCGTGAGTTAATTGGTGATCGTAGTATCTTTATTACAAAGAAACGTTATGCGATTAACATCTTTGATAAAGAAGGTAAACGTAAAGATAAAGACGGTAAGCTTGGTGATATCAAAGCTATGGGTCTTGACTTGAAACGTGCTGATACTCCTAAATATGTACAAGAGTTCTTAATGGACGTACTTGAAATGGTTCTACAACGAGGTAAAAATCGTGAAGATGTGATTGAACGTGTAAAAGAGTTCAAGCGTGTTATGGTAGCACAGGATAGTTGGACTAAAGGTTCACCTAAATCTGTAAACAACTTAACTAAACACACACAAATATTTGAAAAAACAGGTAAGTGTGGTGTAGGTCACGCACGAGCCGCTATCAATTGGAACTATCTACGAAAAATGAATGGTGACAACTACAGTCAATCTATCGTTGATGGTATGAAAGTTGTAGTGTGTAAGCTTAAACCTAATCCATTAGGCTTCAACAGTATTGCTTACCCGGTTGATGAATTACGATTACCTAATTGGTTCAAGGAATTGCCGTTCGATGACGAGGCAATGGAATCTACATTAGTTGATGAAAAGATTGATAACTTATTGGGTGTTCTTAATTGGGACATTAAGAGTAATATCGATGTTAAATCAACGTTTGATGATTTATTCAGTTTCGGTTAAATTGATGTTGCATAATGCAATATATTCCGTTATAATACACAACATAACTACCTAAATAGTTTTAACAAAGGAAAAACATGAAAGATAACTTACAAGATTTAATTCAACATACATTCGGCTTAGGCTGTATTGATTTAATTAAGGTCAGTGGTACTGACACAGAGACACAAGTAAATGCAATTGCAGAAGATAAAAGCGTTATCGTTAGTGGTACACTTAAGAATCCTAGCGCAGAGTTTATTGGTACTTTTGGTATGCCTAACTTAGGTAAACTAAAAACAATTCTAGGCTTTGATGACTATGATGAACACGCTAAAATCAACGTTACACGTATTAACAAAGACGGGGTCGATGTACCTGAATACATTCACTTTCAAACAAAAGCAGGTGACTTCATTAACGATTATCGTTTGATGAGTAAAGCTATTGTTGAAGAAAAAGTTAAGAATGTATTGTTTAAAGGTGCTACTTGGAATGTTGAGTTTGAGCCTAGCATTGCAGGCATTCAACGGTTAAAACGTCAAGCAAGTGCTAATAGTGAAGAAGCAAACTTTACTACTAAAACTGAAAACGGAAACTTAATGATTTATTTTGGTGACCCATCAACACACAGTGGTAACTTTGTTTTTCAACCTAGTGTTACTGGTTCATTGACCAAGTCTTGGATGTGGCCCGTTAAGCAGTTCTTAAGTATTATGGATCTTCCCGGTGACAAAACTGTTCGAATTTCTGATGCAGGTGCGGCAGAGATTACTGTTGATAGTGGTTTAGCAGTTTATCGTTACTTACTCCCAGCACAAGCGAAATAATGGAACAAGATAATCTATCAGCAAAACAACACCCAGACTGGGCATTGTTCTTACCTGCAGTCAGTAGTTTTTATATCTCTGGCTTGGGTAAACAACGTAAGGGGGAACAGTACTTTGATCAAGCACGAATCCCTGCACAGTTTAATGGTGATGTTGAGAAACTAAACTTTCTTAACAGCAAAGAAGGTCTCTATTATTATAAATGGGGATTGTACAGTGCTGGTCACGCTAACTTAGATACTACTAAAGACGATCCTAGTGAATCAATCATTAGAGAACGTGAAGAAGGTACATTTATGTTAGGTGACTCTGGTGGATTTCAAATCCTTAAAGGTCAATGGCCAGCTGATTGGAAAGATCCTAATTGCCCTAAAGCTATGATTAAGCGTAAGGCAGTATTGAATTGGATGGATACATACATGGACTATGGTATGGTCCTTGATATTCCTTCACAATCAATAACTACCTTTAATATGAAGGATCCCAAGACAGTTGAAAAAGATTCAGAGGGTAATGTAATTCCCGGCACTGGTGTCAGTCTTCACGGCATCAGTACTATTCAGGAAGCTATTACTGCTACTCACATTAATAATGAATACTTTATTAACAATCGTTCGGGTAAATGTAAGTTCTTAAATGTATTACAGGGCCGTACACATACACAGTCAGATGATTGGTATGCAGAAATGAAAAAGTATTGTGATCCAAATATTTATCCAGACAATCATTTTAATGGATGGGCATTCGGGGGACAGAATAAAATTGACGTACACTTGATGTTAACTAGAATGATTGATATTATTCACGATGGGTTATTACAAGAAGATAAGCACGATTTAATTCACTGTTTAGGTACAAGTATCTTAGAATATGCAGTATTGTTTACTGATATTCAACGTGCTATCCGTAAGTATCATAACCCAAAACTTCAAATTACATTTGACTGTGCAAGCCCATTCTATAGTGCGGCTAAGGGTCTATCTTATTTTAATACTAATATTGAGCATAATAAGAAATGGTCATACAGTATGGAAAAGACTGCCGAAAAGAAAGAATATGCTAATGATACACGTAAATTTAGAGATGCAGTAATTGCTGAAGGCATCCATAAAGTCTTTACAGATAGTCCAGTAACTGATAAACTAGTGCTTAAGGATATGTGCTATCGTGGTCAAGGTTTTTTAGGTCAACACGGTAAAGAAACTAAGACAAGCTGGGACACATTGAGTTATACATTAATTCAAAGTCATAATGTTTGGATGCATATGAATGCAGTACAAGAAGCTAATCGTCAATATGAAAAAGGTATTGTTCCTAAGATGTTGATGAATGAACGGTTTGAGCGTATCTTGTTTAAAGATGTAATTGATGAAATCTTTAGCAAGAAAACAAAACAGGAAGCTATTGCATTGATTGATGCAAACAGTAGATTGTGGATGCAATTTCAATCCGGTAGTCAAGGTATTAGTGGTAAGAAAACTGTTAATGCATTGAGCAAGTTTGAAGAACTATTTGAAGTAAAGAGTGAGTCAGAGTTTGAAGAAGTAATAGAGGATAGCGATGATGCTATGAGTGAAATATTAGGAGAATAATATGCCATATAAAAATCGTATTAAAACACTAGAAGAATCAGTAAGACTATTAGATAATCAAATCTTTCAATTAGAAAAGAATGGTGATACTACTAGTGATAAACTCAACAAGCTTAAAGAAACCAAAGACAAATATAACAAAGAACTTAGAATGATGATTCGGGCCCAATGGGACAATGATCATAACTCAGTGGCCTTAAACGATGACCATTAATCCATTAGTAACTAGTGAGACTGAAGGTAATAATATCACATTCAATACTACCGCATCTGAAATGTTGCGTGTAGCTAAAGATGGATTTTATGTACGTGGTAAAAGGGTAAATCAGGATGACAAAGAAGCAGAAATAGTGTATAATGCATTTCATCAGTGGTTGACATGGGCAACACTTAACAGGAATTATTAATGGAACAAAGAGAACAGGCATTACAAATGAAACGTAATGAAATTAAACATCATGCCAAACGTATGATTTTCGTAACATTTCAAAAAGAGGGTATTCATATGTACCCGGCAGCGGCAACAGATCCATTACTTGCAACAGGTGATGAGTATGATGTTAGCTTTTTAGGAACCCCACATCGTCACATCTTTCACTTTAATGTGGCGATTGAAGTATTTCACAACGACAGGGATATTGAGTTTATTCAATTTAAACGCTGGTTAGAGAATCTCTATAAAGGCGGAACACTTGAATTGAATTACAAGTCGTGTGAAATGATTAGTGATGACCTCTATGAGCAAATCGCTACTCGATATCCCGATCGTAATATTGAAATCACAGTCTCAGAAGATAACGAGAACGGTGCAACGATTTATTACAATACAACAAGACCTTATCAACAACTCGCTATTTAAAGGATTAATAAAATGGCAAAACAACAATCTAACCCACGTGTTCAACAAATATTTGAGGACCTAGAAGGCTATCTAGCTTTCTGTCAGGACTTTGGGTATAAGTTCGATGAATCAACATTGTACGATATGCGTAGTTTCGCATTTCGTCAATATAGCAAAGCTTGCGTAGGTAAGTGGGCTAAAGATCAATGGGCAGAAGACGCACGACCATGATAAAACTTTTTTATATGGGTCTTGAACCCTATAAAGCAAGATACACTCTACAACTACAAGAGTGGAATGAACGTGTCTTTAAACGTAGAGGTATTAACTATGTTATCGTACCGGGCGAAACATTAAGTAATGACCAAGCTATCGTTACAGGACAAGTACTAGACGCACATGGTCGTACATACTTTGGTATGAGTCAACTAATGAATCTAGTTAAGATGATGAAGCAAGGTGAAGTAGGTGCAGGTGATATAGTTTACTTTGAAGATATGTTTCAACCGGGCATTGAATCATTGCCCTACATTATGAAACAAATCCCAATCACAAGTCGGCCAAAGATTTATGTTCGTTGTCTAGCACAAAGTATTGATCCAGATGATTTTGTACACGTTTGGGGTATGAGTGAGTTTATGGGTCACTATGAGAAGATGGTAGATAGTTTTTGCGATGGTATACTGGCTACTAATGAAGAAATGATTATGCATATGAAGATTGCAGGATGGAAGGCACCTCTATATAACATTAGTGGTCTTGCATTCGGTAAACAAGAAGTTCGTAGTCGTGTTCTTGGTCCATTAAAACCCTTCAATGAACGTAAGATGCGAG